ACTGATTCTGGAGACTTGTATAGATTTACATGTAAGAAGTATGCAGCTAATGGTCGTAATCCTACGCGAATTTTGTGTGAAACTTTCGATAATTTTGTCGATCTTGTTAGTTTCTTAGAAACTTTCATGAGAGATTATATGAAGAAGGCTGAGAAGTCGTCGAAAGTTAATTTTGCAAAGAAAGTTGAGGATGTTATGACATCTGAATTCTCTGGTCTGTTTGAAACTAACGACGATGAAGATGATGATGATTATCAGCAGGGATCTGGTTCTTATGCTAAAGCGTATAGAGAAGATAACTGGCGAAATAAGTTTTTGCCATGTTTGGTGGATCTCAATAGTATGGAGCAGAAAGAAGCACCATTACCTGATGATGATTTAATTGTTGAATCTCTGGGGCTACGTGTGAAGGCATCTAGTTTGATTGATATTGCAGCATTGCGTGAGCGCATATTGTATGGATACTTGTATTTTGAACACTATGCATCGAATGTTTTCAGTTTATTTGCTGTTATGGTTATGATGTTTACATTAGCTTTAGTAACGTTGATTAACTGGTGCGATGAGAAGTGCTCAGAACGTGCACGGTTTGCGATTAAGGCTATGCTTGTTCTTTTACTTTGTTTATCTTGGGGAACGCTTTGGAATGTTTCTTTTGTGGTGTTTTGGTTAATTTCTTTGATTGATCTTGATATCTTGAAGCATGGAACTTTCTATGATAAATCAAGAGAATACGTTAAAAGTCGATTTTATAAGTATTGTCAGAGTTGTTGTAGAGATGCATGGCAGAGGAATAAAACCAAAGGTAAAGCATGGGCTAAGTATGCCGCTGCGTTTTCTGGCGTTTTAGTCGGCATGATCTATTTGTGCAAAAAGATGAGCAAGAAAGATGCTGCGTCACAGGGTATCTCTGTGTTTAAGGTAGACTCTGAGGCAAATCAGGATTTGGCAGATATCGAACGTGCTGTAGGTGTAATTGACATGCGTAAAAGAAGTAAGAAGTCTAGTATTTGGAATATGGTTTCTAATGAACCTATACCAGCTATGCCTTTTACAGGTGATATTGATACGCTTAGTGCTAGTATCATGCTCAATTCTTTTAAGTTTGTTTTTAATGATGGTGTTAAATCACGAGGTGCGCATGCTTTAGGAGTATGTCGCAACTATGCTATTTTTAACAAACATGTGTTAATGGGCGCTACTACTGGGAAGTTCACTTTTACGAGAGGTACTCAGAT